ACCCTCGCTTTTACATTGACATTATAAATACGTAATTACATGTAAAAGCGAGGTGAACACATGAACCAACTTCTTATCGAGCATTTGGCTCCATCACAGGCACAACTTCTTGAATCACGCGATCAAGCAAGGAATCTATTTCTTGTTGGCCGCATGATGGCTGCCGAACAGCGAAATCTTAATCAACGAGTCTATCCAAAAGCACAAATTGAACGAGCCGTTAGCGTGATTAATGCCGGTATCAAAGAAGGCACTTACGTCATGGGCGAATTAAACCACCCTGATGGTTTGTCAATTGATTTGAAAAACGTTTCTCACATTATTACTGAAGCTTGGATGGACGGAAATAATGCCGTCGGCAAATGCAAAATTTTGGATACTCCATCCGGTTTAATCGTTAAGAGCTTGATTGAAGGAGGAGTTAAACTCGGAGTTTCAAGTCGTGGAACAGGTAATGTAACAAGCGAAGGTATCGTAGAAGATTTCTCATTTCTGACAGTCGACGTTGTTGCAACGCCATCTGGCCCTGGTTGTTATCCCGACGTTGTCCGCGAATCAGTTGAAAACCCTAAAATCATGAGTTTGGCAGAAGCTGTTGCTCATGATCCTAAGGCTCAAAAATACCTTAAAACCGAAATTCAAAATTTCTTGAATTCTTTACTTTCTTACAAATGAGGCAGAACGAAAATGGATAAAAACCAATTACGCAAGCTTGCTGGTCTTCCCCCAATTATGGAAGCAGCTGGCAACTATGATGGCGAAAGTCAAGCTGTTTTAATGACCGAGTCTGCCAAGATAGACATTGATAATCAGCCCGAGGTTATTGAGGCTAAAAATCGAGCTCTTAAAAGATTGGCCGCTGAAGATCGTGAAGCTATTCTGAAAATGTTGCCAACAGCAGATTGGAATATTCCACTAGACGCTTCTGGTGCCGCAAAAGAAATTTCTTCAGAAAAATACGCTAAACTGCTTGATGCCATTACATCAACTGCAGTTCATAAAGTAGTTAATACTTCTGGAACCTCAGCTAGATACAGTGTTAAGGGAAATCATTTACAGAAATTCCTACAATCTGCGCATAACAAATATTCGTTTCACATGGTAAACGCAAAACACCCCGATCAAACCCTTCCTGGTATAGTAAGTTTTAAAAATCTCCATACTGGAGAAGAAAGTTATTATCAAGTGGATTTAAAGGCTGCTGTTACCAAGAAACCAAAGGATTTGTACACACCGAGACGGTAATGTTTTATCAATACCAGCCGTGCACAGATTGACAGTAGACATAAATACTGCGAGCTGATGCAAAAAGCATCTTAATCTTACCCCTAAGGAGAAACTATATGAGTAAAGAACAACTTTCAAAAGTCATCGATAGCTTAATCAATGACAAACAGGAGCAGGCCTCAACGGCTCTTCATGATTACCTGACTGCTAAAATGCAACAAGTTGCTGGTATTAAAGAGAACTTTGGCGGCCATGATGATAAAGATATGGGCGAGTTGGTTGATGAGTTCATGGACCAAGAAGAAGTGTATAGTCTTGAGGGCGAACGTGGCGTTCGTAATTTTGAAAAACTTGTCAGCACCCTTGATTCCAACTATCGTGATATTCGAGAATTTCTAGCCGATAATTCTGGTGCTATTCAAGCAATGGTTGAGTGGATTCAAACCCAGCGCAATTCTGAATGGCAAGAAAGCTTGGCAGCCCAATTAGCGCCTTCTCATGATGGTGACGATCAAGAAGACGACGAAGATTACCGTTAATTCATAAGACTGTCATAATTTTTTAAAATTTGCGACAGTCTTTATAAATACTTTTCGAGAGATACTGATATCTTGAAAAGAAAATTCATCAGTAAGAAGTCAAAAATTTTAAAGAAAAAGGAGAACCGCATGGATGAAATCCTTCAGAAATTGCTAAGTTCTGAACTGCTTAGCGAAGATGCTAAGACTGAAATTTCTTCAAAGTGGTCAGACGCTGTTAACCAATACAAGCAGACGATCAAAGAAGAAGTTTCTGGTGAAGTCAGAACCGAATTAGCCGAGATGTGGACAAGTGAAAAAGCTGCTCTAGCCGAACAGATCGATTCATTTGTTACTTCAAAATTAATTGAAGAAGTTGAAGAACTAAAAGGCGACATTGAACGCTTTCGCGACCTTGAGGCAGAATTTGCCAAAAAAGTGGTTGAAGAAAAGCATGTTATGGCCGAACAATTGTCTTCTGAACTCGACGAGTTGATTGACAAAATGGATGCATTCTTTGAAATGCGTCTAGCAGAAGAATTCCAAGAACTTCGTGAAGACATGGAAGTTGTTAAGCAGAATGAATTCGGTCGCAAGATTTTCGAAGCATTTGCTAATGAATTCGGTAAGTCACATCACGACGAAAATTCAGCACAGGCTAAACTGAGCGCTGCTATTGCAAAACTCAAAGATGCTGAAAAGACCATCGGCGCATTGGAAGAGTCCAAAGCTGCAGTCGTACGTGAAGCAAAAATGGAAAAAATTCTTGCTCCTTTGAACGGTCGCAAACGTGAACAGATGGCATTCGTGCTTCAGAACGTTGATACCGAACGCCTCGAAGAAGCATACACAAACTTCATTGGTCGCATTCTGAAGGAAGAAGATTCCTCTGATGTCGCATCTGGAAGAAAATCTGTTATGGCTCCCCTAAAAGAGTCAAAAGCAGTCCTATACACTGGCGATGATGCCGGTTATAAGGCAAAACAAGCACCAGCAGCCAAGGATGATCAATTAGCTCATCTGCGTAAGCTTGCCGGTATGCCGTCCCGCTAAGTCCACAAGGAGAAACAAATGGAACTATTTGAAAATTGGCAAGAAAGTAAAGAGACCCTCTTAGATGGTCTGAGCGAGCGCAAGAAGGCAATTCTGGCTCCCGTGTTAGAAAACCAAATGCAGCATCTTCGCGAAACTGCTGGCGCAGGCGTTAATTCAGCTGGCACCATCGGCAACTTCCAGAAGATTGTCATTCCTATGCTGCGTCGTATTATCCCTGGTACCATGGCTACCGAAATTGTTGGCACCCAGCCAATGAGCGGTCCTGTTGGCCTGGTATACTCAATGCGCTTCCTGTTCTCTGAATCAGTGAACGCTACAGCTGCTGCTGGTACCCTGTCAAACCCAAATGACGACATCACCGCTGGTGACGAAGTATTTGGCCACGTAGACGCTAAACTGCGTCGTTTCTACTCTTCAGTAGACGCTTCTGTATCTTCAGGTGCATTCCCATCTGGCGTTGGTACTTCTAACGGTTCAAGCGGCTTGACCGGCAACCTGGAAGCATTCGGCGGTCGCGGTATGACTCTTGAAGTGTTGAAGCAGACTGTGACTGCCGGTTCACGTAAACTGCAAGCTCGCTGGACCCCAGAAGCTATGCAAGATTTGAAGGCTTCACACGGTTTGGATCTGGAATCAGAAATCACCGCTTCTCTGTCAGCCGCCATCGTTTCTGAAATCGACAACGAAATCATTAACGACCTGATCGCTTTGGCCGGTACTACCGAATCATTCGATATGGCTGGTCCTATGACTGGCGTGCCTAACTATGTTGGCGATCGTCATGCTGTTCTCGGCGTGCTAATCAACAAGGTAGCTAACGAAATCGCTCGTAAAACCCGTAAGGGCCCAGCAAACTTTATCGTTGTGTCTCCTCTGGTCGTATCAGTACTGCAAAGTGCTGCTAAATCAGTATTCGCACCTGCTGTTTCTGGTTCTTTCGAAGGTCCTAATAACACCAAGTTGGTTGGTACCCTAAACGGTTCAATCAAAGTGTATACCTACATCTATCACGATCAAGGCACTGAGCCAATCCTGATGGGTTACAAAGGTGGCACCGGTGAAATGGATAGCGGTTACTTCTATTGCCCATATGTTCCTCTGGTTTCATCTGGTGTGGTTGTGAACGCTGATACCTTCAATCCTCACGTGTCATTGATGACCCGCTACGGAAAAGCGACTTTCACATCTACTGCAACTTCACTAGGGAACTCTGCGGACTATTACGGGCGCATCTCCGTAGCCAATCTGTCTTTCGTTTAATCGAATCAGATTTCCAAATAAAAAGGGGCTTCGGCCCCTTTTTTATTTTCTCGAAAAAAGATTTTGAGCAATCAGCCTAAGAGTTACAATTAAATCTCAATTAACTGACAAGGAGATTTTTGTGGCAAAGTGGAAAGAAAGAGAATGCGTTGCTTGTGGAGAAGTGTTATTAACAGCTAGTCGATCTGATACATGCATTTCGTGTTGCGCTAAAAACAAGAAGGACGATCGCGTCACTGTTGAAAAGGGAATCATTGAAGACTATGGCTATAAAGTAGTCGGCGAACCAGAAGTCAATAAGCATAATAAGCGCGTTTATCGGTTGATTGCGCCATGTTGCGGAAAAGAATGGCCCACAGTCTTTGGCAACCTATTGACTGGTATTAAGAAAAATGAGCAATCTGGCTATGAACAACTTCCTTGTGGAACTTGTGGGCCTAAAAATCGTATGGCTACCGCATTGAAAGCATATGAAGATAAGCATGGCATAGATTATGACGAAGCTGCCTATTATAGCTATAAGCAAAAAGTTAGATCCCAATCTAACAAAATTTACCAGGACAAAATAGAAATTCTAAATCCTGATGGGCATCAAAGGGGTTTGGCTGGTGAAGTAGGCGCATACCATCTCGATCATAAAGTGTCTATCATGGAATGTTTTAAACGTGGATGGTCGGTAGAACAAGCTTCAGATATTTCGAACTTACAAATGCTGAAATGGGAAGAAAACATCCTTAAAGGTCATAAAACATTATGACACTTGATTAAAAGCTCCTATATAAATACGGCTTTATAATCCATATGAAGGATCAATTATGAACTTACTAGAAACGCTTAATGCTGCAACCCCTTTTAAAAAGGGTGATAAGGTAATCCTTTTGGCAAAGGGGAAAATTGGAACCGTGGCCTCAGTGAATAAGGCGTGGGAGTATTATGCTGTTAAATTCCAAGATGGCGGTACTACCAATGTAGATTTCGGCCAGATAGATCAATTTAAAAAAATGCCAAAAACTTCTAAAATTACTGATTCCGAAGCTCAAGAATTATTTGAGCTTCTTAAAAACGGCACGTCTCCAGAAGAAGTAGCTTCGATACTGCGCCTGCCTTTGGATGAAATTATGTTGTTTGTAGATTAAAAAGTTCTCACGGCTAATAAGAAGTTAATTTTGTATGGTGTTCTTCGGGACACCATTTTTCATGGTACAATCGCATCATGCTAACATGCCCAATCTGTAAACAACAATTCAAGAAAATTGATTCTCAGCACTTAAAGAAGCATTCTTTAACGAAGGATCAGTATCTTGAGCTTTATCCTGATGGTCCTTTAGGCGCATCTGCTGAGACGAAACTGAAACTTGGTCAAGCTGTTAAATCCCGTTCTCCCATGTCAGATGAGACGAAAGCAAAAATTAGTGAAAAATTAAAGAACGAACCGCCAGTTAGAACTGATGCACAGAGGAGAGCAAGTTCGAAGAACGCGCTTGTTGCAGGACAATCAAATATTGGTCGCAAACGTAATGTCACAGAGCAGAATAAAAGAAATCTTTCTGCCGCTTTACAGGCGTACTACGCAGAGAATGAACGTCCGCCTTATAAAGAT